TTCGAGGCGTCGCCCGGCGCGCTGTTGATCGCACCCGTTTTCTTATAAAAATCGGAATAGTCGGTTCCCGGTCCGACTTGTTCACCCTGACCGAAATATTTCGCTGCGTTGAACTTGGCGCTAAGGAACGTCTGCGGCGAGATTTTCAGCAGCAGATTAGCCATCAAGTTTTCTTGCGCGTTGAAAAATCCCGTCGCGCCGTTCGTCGCGTTGATGAACGCACTGCGCGCGCCGTTCTCGATCGTGCTAAAAAGCGACGTCCACGCTTCGCTCGCGGCCTTGGCCTTTTGAATGAATACCTGGTCGGCAACGTCGCCGTACTTTACGGCCGAATTGGTCGCGGCGGTAATTCCCGCAGATCCTTGCGAAAGGAATTGCACCCACTGCGCGGTCGCGGGCAAACCCGCCTGCTGCACGATCTGATATTTCTGCGCCTCGCTGGACGCATTCTTGACCAGGTCGGCGACGTTCATCAAATTCTGTTGCAGCGTGCCGGCCGCGTCGCCGTTGGCGTGCAAGAGCGTGAAAAGCGAGCCCATATTCTCGCTCGCCTGCGCGCTCGCCGTCGCGAAACCGTCGATTTGCTTGAGGAAGTCAGTCTGATCGATTCCCTTGATCTGCGCGGCCTGCTGCAACGAATGCAGTGAACTAACCGACGTCATCGCGTGATCGGACAGCGAGTCAAATTGTTTTTCGGTCGCGGCGATATTGTCGTAAGTGATGATGGCCGCAGCGCTGATACCCACAAGGGCACCGATAACGAGCGTGGCCGGATTGATAAGGCCGCTGAGCGCGCCAATCGCTTCCGTAAATGCGCCCTTGATGCCGCCCGGACCCGTCGCCGCGAACGACAGATGCGACATTTGTTGCGACAGAATTTGAGTCGGCGGAATGCCGAGCGCGATTTCTTCCGCCATGCTGCGAATCGAATGCATTGCGGCCATGGCCTGCGTGGACATACCCGCGTGCGCGTTGGCCGCATGGTTCGCGGCGTCTCCGAACTCGCTATATTTCGACGTGCCGTTGTCGATCGCCACGCCGAGAACGTTCAAATCCCCCACGGCTTGGTCTAACTGGTCTTGCAGGCTTAGAACGGCTTTCTGCGGCTTGGCGAGCGCGACGGCCGTTGTATTGCTGGCATCCTCAAGGCGCGCAGCCGAATCGACGGCCGCACTGGTCGACGCGGAAAGCGAGTCGATTGCATCCGCTGTAACCTTCGCGGCATTGCTTGAAGTGCCGAGCGACACAGCCGCATCGGTGGCGGCTTGTTCAAGCGCTGCTGCGGCGTCTGCAGCGGGCTTAGCGGCGGCTGCAAAGTCGTCCAGGGCGGCTGTAGCGGCATTGGCTTGGCTGCTGTCAATCGCGAGACCGAGTGTCGCTACATCAGACATGGTGGTGAGTCCCTTCTATCCATTTCCATGTTTTGCGACACTGAATTGCGCTAACATTCGCAACAGTGGTGCCGTACAGATGACTGAGAACCTTTTGCGAAATATTTCCTTTTGCAAGTCGAATCACGCGTATATCACCTTCGGTAAGCTGGATGCGTGCACAATATCGATTGAGAGGTTCGTGCACGTTTTTGTCTCATTTCTTCCCCGCTGCCATTCTAAAGACGCTCTTGATTTCCTGTGGCGTGACAGTCACGGGCACAGGCTCGGCTTTCGTCGGCACGGTGACCGGCGCAGCTTCCGGGGCGGGTGGTACAATCCCCGGCATCACCATCGCTTGAACCACGTTGCGCAGCATTTCCTGCCGCGCTTCGTAAGCCATCGCGATCGCCGGCATGGACGTTTCCAGCGTTTGCTTTTCCGTCCAGCCGAGCCATCCCATTCCGATCTTCAATAGCCAGTCGTGATAATCCGACTGGCTTACCCTTCCCCCTGCTCGGTGCCCTCCTTCGCACCGTCCTTTTTCGCCGGCAGACGGCCGCCGTTCGCAAGGAGTGCGATATACCGAGTCACCGGATCGATGAACGAGCGCGAGCCGGTCTCGTAGACCTTGGCTTCGACTTTCTCGATATCCTCGATATCGTCACACTTTCCGAGCCCGGCCGCGACGATGTACGTGATGGCGGAAAGGTCGTGCGCGGCGACTCGGCGCAGCGCGTCGGTGAACGAACCAAAACGCGCGTTGACGGATTTCGCCGCAGCGAGCGAACAGCGCAGATTCGATTGCGTACCGGAAATCGTGATGAGAACGTTGCCGAGTGAGTCGGCCATGTGGAGGGAGTCCTTTCAATTACGAAAACAGCGGGGCGATTGTAAACGTGCCCCGCTGTTGTGTCAACACTGGCGTTTACTGTCGACTACGGCGCGCGCGGCGTCTCGACCATGGAGCCGGTCGTCACCTCCAGCCCGATGGAGCCCTTGGTCACATCCGAGAGGCTTCCTGGGTTTTTCTGGAAAGACATAACCTTGGCCTTGAACACGTCGAACGACGCGGCCGGAACGGTCGTGCCGGTGTCTGTGCCGCTGCCCGCTACTGTCGTGGTGATGGCCGCGCCGCCCTTCGTCGCCGCAACGGTGAACGTGTCTTCGTCCGACACCGTCTTGACGAAATACGGGGTGGCGACGGCAAGCCCGGTCGGGAGTTCGCCCGTGGTCGAGAATTCGACCTGTGCGCCCACGGTCAAACCATGGCCAACCCACGTGACGACACCCGGCGCGGCCACTGAAATGGTCACGGTCTTCGACTGCGCGGGTGAGGCGTCGTTGTACTCGACCTTGAAGTTATAGTCATCCTTGTCGGGGATGGCCGCGCGGACGGCGAGCTGTCCCGCGTCGGACTGGTCCAGACCGATCGCGACGGTAACGGTGCCGTCGTCGCGCGCGCCCTTGAGCTTGACGATTTCACCGAGTCCAAGATCCTCGAAAGTGATCTTGTTGAACGAAGCGCCGTAGGCACCAATCGACTCGATGCTGCCGATTGCGGTGTAGGTGTCGGCCGTGGGGTCGGTCGCCTTGGTGCCGATTGAAATCGTGGTGCCGGATGCGCTGGAAACGCCGCTGCTCATTTACCCGTTCCTTTCTAGGTATAGATTACGAAGGGGATGCTTACAGGAAACCGCAGATACGGCGCATCCTTTACCGCAGCGGCTATGGTGGGCACGCGCTGAAACTGCACGCGATATTGACCGGCGACGACTTGCGAACCACGCGGAAACCGCGCCTTGATCAGCGCGGCGAGCGCGAGCCCTGGCGGTTCGCCTGCGCCATTGTCCGACACGACTGCATCCGCTTGAAGGATACCGCCGTAAATCGTGCCGCCGTCACCGAGCCACGGATGGTTCGGCGGCAAGCGCATGATTGGATGGACTTGCACGTAACTTCCGCCGTTGGCTGGCGGCGTGAACGTCACGAGCGGAAAAGCGACCGGAACGCCGAAACCGTTACCAATTTGCGTCATGAGCGCATCAAGCACATCCGAGTCGGAAAGCGTGTCACTCATTTCGGCACCGACGCTGCTGCCTGATTCGCGACTGCGCCGAATTCACCGACCGTCAGTCGCACCATTCCCGAGGGCGCTTGTTTCGACCACCCGTATTCGAGCGCGCGAGCATACGCCAGATTGTTGACTAAATAGATGATATCGCCCGCCTTGAGGTTGAGAGTCGCGGCGGTGACTTTCTCAATAACGACTTCGCCACTTTTATCTTTCAACTCGATTTCGCCGGGCGGAATGGAGCCGATGGCCACTTGCCAGTTGCCCTTGAATCGACCGGTATCGACCGGGCTTTTCATGATGACGCGCGAAAACATATCGAGCGCGATTTTGCGCACGACCAAGTCAATATTGCCCTTGGCCTTGTCCACGAACCGCTGAATATCGAGCGTAAAATTTCCGATTGCCATTGCGCTACTGCCGGATCTGGCAATCGTAAAACAGGTCAACGAGCGCGGGCCGAAGGCGCGTCACCTTGACGATTTGTGCCACCGAACCGTCCGCGAGCACGAGCGAATGCGCACTGGTCGGAATCACGTTCGGACCGGCTAGCGGACCGGCCGCCACGAGCGCGCGCTGATCCGTCTCAAGAATGTTGGAGTCCTTGTCGCGCTGTTGCGTCGTGTACTCGATCACAACGCCGAACGTGGGAAAGTCGGTCGGCGTGAGCGTTGGCCCCCACGCCTTGGCACCGCTAGCCGTTGACGCGCGCACGCTCACGTTCGGCGTGGTTCCGCCGCTGAATTCCTGAATCAGCGCATCCGCATCGTCGCGCGAGCCGAGATAGTCGAATGGGTCGCTCACGAAAGCGGCTCCAAATGCCACGTCCACTTAACGTGGGCGATTCCGGCATCGCTGAAATGCGGATCGTGCGCGAGCGCGCCGGCCGAATAGATGGTTGAATGGTACACACCGCGCGGCGAAGGTCCGTTTGCGATATAGAATTTCGGCAAGCCGTCGCCGTTGAAATGACCCTCACGACGAACCATTTTTATCTTGAAGATTCGCGCAAGCCATTCGTCCACGCGGTCTTTGTAGTTATCGCTCCGACCAAACATCTGTTCAAAGGGTGGCACCATCCACAGCGGTAAATCGAGCAACGACGCGAGACACGCGGCGAAGCAATTACCGTTGCCAATCCCGCCGGTCGCGTAGAGAACGTTTTGCCTGGTAGGTGTCATCCCCGCACAATTCTTACGACGCCGAACGATGCGCCTGGCTGCGAAACGGTGATGCCTTTCAGCAAGCCTTCGATGGCCGTATAGCGGTCGATCGAAGGCGCGCCGTCCTGATAGACGGTTTCCTTTTTGAGCGGCCCAAGGCTGCTCGAAACGCTCTTGATCGCGTTGCCGCGAATGAGCGTCGGCTCCAATATCGTGCCCGTCAGCACAAGGCGCGCGGCCTCGCACGTCGCTTTGACCAGTTGTGCGGGGATTTGCTGCTGCCCGATGAAAACACCTTCAATCGCGTCTTGCAGCGGAAGGAGGAAGGTCGGCCGCAGACGATAGCGGCTTCCCTCTGCGCGCGGCCACGAAAGCGCTTGTCCGGGAACGCCCGGTGTGGTGCCTACCGCCGGTTCGCCGGCATTCGTAACGATGCCGATCCATCGCCCACGGTAGGCATCGTCAAGGTAGGCGGTCGCCTTGCGCAGCGCCACTTCCTTGTCGCTGTCCGCCGCCGCCGGCCACACGGAGTCACCGCGCGCGGTCCAATAGGAATCCGCGTCGGCGACTGCCGCATAGCTTTCGGCATTCGGGTCGCCGGAAGTGGAGTTGAGCGTCATTCGTCGCCCTTACTTCGCGCCGGCCTTCGCCAGCATTTCGATGGCCTGCGCACGGTCGTCGGGCATACGGCCCGCGATACGCGACGCCAGCTCGCGCAGATCGTGCGTCGGCGTGACTTCGCGCCAGTCGGCCGGAAGCTTGGCGAGCGCGTCGGCGGGCGTGGCCTGCGCGGCCGGTGCGGGCGTCACGGGCGCGGCCGGCGCCGGCGCAGGTGTCACGGGCGCAGCGACGTGCGGCGGTGCCACGGGCACGGCTGGCGCGCCGGGCGGTGGCGCAACGGGCGCGGTCGGCGCGGGAACGAAATACTGCTGCGTGGCCGGATCGAAATCGGACTTGTTGATGACGGCGAAACCGTCACCGTGTTTGATGCGAACCGTTGCGAGTGCTTCGGACAAAACAGGCTCCTTTGCCGTGGTGGACTCTATGAGCGGCCCGGATTGCGCCGGGCCGCCTTACAGTCCGCCTCGGGCTTAGCCCAAGCCGATGCCGATGAAATCGGACTTGGTGGCCTTCACGCCCCACACAGTCGAAATCTCGTACTGCACCTGCCGATATTGGCGGTACACCGCGATTTCGAACACCAGCCCGGTCAGCGGGTCCTGAATCTCCGACCGGTCGACCGCCGAGTCACCGCCGACCGGCAGCGCCGGCAGACGGGTCGCAAGCGCGATGGCCGAACGTGCGAAGAACAGGTTGCGGGTCGAACTGTTGACCAGCGTAACGGTCGCGTTGTCGGCAGGCGCGACGCGCAGGCCGGGCTTCGCGATCGTTACGCTGCCGGCCGCGAGCGCGGACGCGACAACGTACATGTTGGAGTCACCGGCAACCTGGATGACGTCACCGGCAAGGATGGTGCCGGTGCCGGTGTCGACCGGGATAACGGTATCGCCGATCGCCGCCGCCGCGTTGTTGACCAGGTAGCCCGCGCCGCTGCCCTTGGTGAAGGTCTTCACCTGTGCCGAGTTGCGAAGCGCGAAGTTCTGCAGTCGGTCGGTCATGCCGTTGCGCAGCATGTCGGATGAACCGGCCTCATTCACTTTGAACAGGACGGTCTGTTTGCCGCGCAGGTTCTGCATCGCGGCGCTGCCGGCGACATACTGGAAATCGAGACCCTGTGCGCCGTTGGTTTCGAGCACGCCAAGTGCAGCGGCCGTGTCGCTCAGATCGCCGGCCGTGCCGAAGGGCGGGGTACCAGCGGTGCCCACCGCACGCGACGCGCTGACGTGCAGCCCGGCGAGGTCGGTCTCGATCTCGTTGACCAGGGTGCGAATCGCCTGCGCGGCCTGATCGCGGAAAATCGCGTTGAACGTGATGCCGTTGTTGTTCACGGCGAGCTGTTCCTCGCCAGCCCAGCGAATCGGCACCCGACGCGCCTTCGTCAGCGTCATCGTGATATTGCCGAGGGCTTGGTCGCCGTCATCCGGCGGCGTCACGCCCGGCGTGATATTGCTGGCGGGCGCTGCCGGGGTAACGTGCGAGGTCACGGTCTGCCCGACTGCAGCGCGCGCAAAGACGTTGTCGCGCGTCACAGCCGGGATGAAACCGACCATTTCGCGGGAAACCTGATCCACCGCCTCGAAAAGCGACGGAAACAGACCTGTAAGCGTATTGGACATGCGTTCTCCTTTGACGCCCGGCGGTAGTCAGCCGCCGGGGCCTTTGTGATCCGTCAACAGTCGGGTTTACTGTCTACGGCTAGGGGTTAATCGACGACCTTGAAGCCTTCCCGCATCTTCGTTGCGCGCTCGCTATGCGAAAGCGCATCGTAGTCGGAACGCTTGAGGGTCTTGCCAGCGGGTCCCCCGCCATCACGTGGCCGCGTCCCGCTGCCACCTCCACCCGTGCCCTCAAACAATGAGGGGTAAGTCTTACTTGCCTCTTTCACCAGGTCATCGAAGGTGGCCCGGCCGCCCTGACCGCTGCCGAGCATCGGCTCGCCGGCCGCGTCGAGAATCGATATGGACGAACTGCCTTTGTCGTCGAATTCGAGTTGGACGCGGTGCCCGAGACGTTCGGACAAAAGGTCGAGACCTTCCGCCGTGACTTTGGCTTTGACCAGGGCACCGTTGACGTGGGTGCCGATGACGGCTTTCCGCGCGACGCCGAGCGCGGAGTCACGCCGATTGTTCGCCTCGGAAATTGCAGTGTCGCTTTCGCGCCGAACTTCGCCGACTTTGCGCTCTAACAGCTCGTCGACCTTGCCGGCCTTGACCAGTGCTTCATCGGCCTTCGCGCGCTCGGATTCGAGCATCGCCTGTACTTCGTCCGGCTTTTTGCCGAGCGCTGCCCATGCCTTCATCGTGTCTTTGAGGGACTTGTTCGACTCGCGTTCGGCCGTCAACGCGCTCTTGAGGCCGTTCACGTCCGGCACGTCCGGCGCGCCGGAAACATCCAGGTAAAATTTGCCGTCGCGTTCCTTGTATTCGCTGCGGAAAGCCTCCGCGACCGAATCGATTTTCTCGACAACGTGGGGCAGTGCCATTTGCGAAATCCCTTCGCGTTTAGAACCGGCGTCCCGCCGGCAGGGTCGTTAGTTTTTCCGCGCAGCCTTGGCGCGCAGTTGTTCGGCCGTGACCGGCCGTCCACTCTGATCGAGCAAATCGCGCAGCGTGATTTTGCCGTCGCGCCAAAGCTTCGCCTTGGCTGCGCCTAGCGTCGTGTCTTGCCGCGTCGCCGATTGCTTTTTCAGCCACGACTCAAACGTGGTCGCGGCCGGCACCTGCCCATCCATGGACGCGCGAGTCGTCTGCGGCACTTCGTCGGCATCGATTCCAAGATCCCGCCACGACTTCATGATCGGAACGCTTGTCGACCGGCAATTCCAGTGAATGGCGCCCGGCCCTTCTAGCCACGGCACATCATGGTCGATCGGATTGTGATCAACAGGCCCATACAGCAGGGAATCGCGCACAAGGCACCAGTCCGACGTACTCGTGTCCAATGTCGAATGCCAACGCAGCGCCTTGATTAGATCGGCGTTGTTGGCATATGTCGTCTGCCGCGCGGCGTTGGCCACCGTCTGCACCGAGGAACGCACCAGCCGTTCCGCCGACGATTTCGAGACGTCGATAATTCCGCCCTTGCCACGAACCCGCTTTACGAGCTGGTCATTTGTTTCGCCGAGCGCGATACCGCGTCGCATCTGATCGGCGAACAGATTCGTGAGACCGTTCGATTGCCGCGCCCACCAATCTTTCGTCGGCGCGCCCTGAATGAGAACATCCGACGCGAGCGCGTCGAGTTGAACCCTGGTCAAACCGACGTCGGCAAATTCCGCTTGCATCGCAGCGTTCATGGCGTTGCCCGTCCACGTCGATTCGACGTCGGCAACGTCCCGCGTCTCGCTCGCAAGCATCGTGTTCGCTTGGCGGTAAGCCGCCGCAATGTTTTTGCGGACAATGTCTAGAAGGCGTACCAGACGCGCACGCTGCGCAGCCGCTCGCGCTGGTCCGCTTGGATCGATCTTCGCGATAGCCGCAGTGATTTCGTTGCCTAGCGTGTCGAGTATGCCTATGACTTTGTCGCGTGTGCCAGCTTCAAGCCTCAACAAGTCAACGGCCCGCTCCATCATCATGTCTACCAACGTCTCGTTGGTGGATGTAATGTCGGACGGTGCCTTTACGTCTGAATCAAGCGCCATTTACTGCCGGCGCATTGGTGGCCGGTACTTTGTCGACGGGTGCTCCGGGGTTCGGCACATGGTCGACTGGTGCGCCGGGCTGCGCCGGCACAGGCCCCGTCGCATCGCCTGGATTGCGACC